GAGCCAGTTTATGGACTAGGTGTTAATCTTAATGAATGGAGGGAAATTATTAATTCTTAGCTATGCCTTTTGCTCAATTTACTGCTACTGGAAATGGATCAACCAAGCAATTTTCCATACCTTTTCCTTATGTTAAAAAAGACCATATTGTTGTTGCACTCAACAATGTAACTGTTACTGGATTTTCTTTTATAAATGATACAACTATTGAGTTTGATACTATAAGTTCAGCTACATCTACACAAGAAACATCTGGAGCACCAAAAACTGGAGTTGTAATTGAGATTGAAAGAGACACTCCACTAACAGGTGCTCTTGTTGATTTTGTTGATGGTTCTACTTTAACTGCTGGGGATCTTGATACTGCTGTATTGCAGTTATTGTATGGAATACAAGAAGCTAAAGATGAAGCTGCTCTTGGTATTCAACGTACTCCACAAGGGCAAGACGCACAGAGTCAGCCAATAATTAATGTTGCAGATCCTACTAATGCTCAAGATGCAGTAACTAAAGCGTTTTTAGAAAGAGTCGGCAGTATTACATCAACACAAATTGCAGACGGAACTATTGTTAATGCTGACGTAAACGCAAGTGCAGCGATAGCTGGAACTAAAATATCTCCTGATTTTGGCAGTCAGAATATTGCTACATCTGGAACTGTTGATGGAAGAGATGTATCTGCTGATGGTACAAAGTTAGATACGATTGAAACTTCAGCTAAAGACGATCAGACAGGAGCAGAAATAAAATCGTTATATGAAGCGGAAAGTAATACTAATGCTTTTACTGATGCTTTGCTTTCCAAGCTAAATGCCATTGAAGCAAATGCGACTACCGATCAGACAATAGCGGAAATTAAAGCACTTATAGCTGGCGATCCTTTAGGCAGTACACATCTTGCAGCAAATTCAGTAGATAGTAGTGAGTTGGTAGATGGAAGCGTAGATCATTCACACTTATCTAGCGATTGCGTGGATGGCGATAACATACAAGATGATTCTATAAATTCTGAACACTATGTAGATGGAAGCATAGATGAAGCACACCTAGCAAATAACTCTGTATCAAATTCCAAAATAGCAGATGCGGAACTAAAAACTTTGGCAACTATGCAATCTGGTACAGCTTCTAAATTAGCTGATACGACTGCTCTTACATCTGATATAGCAGATCTGAACCAGTTAGATGGTATGCAGAAAGCAACATCTATAACTGATGACGATACTAAGTTTCCTACAAGTGGTGCGATTGTAGATTATGTAGCTGCACAGTTAGCACCAATCGGTGGTTTGGAAGCAATAGAAAATGAAAATTCTTTTCCTAATACACAGCCACAGTCAGGTGTTGTAATAAGTATTGCGGACGCTGGTGGCATGGCAGTAGCATCTGATGGAACTGCATCTGGTCAAACAGTAGGTGGTACGACAGTTAATATATCTGGCATTGCAACAAACTTTCGTGGAGCTAGTGTCGTTGCTGGAGTTAGATTTCTTGTTGTTTCTACAGGATCAGGTCAAAACTATACATACCATAAAGCAACTCTTAAAGAAGATGACCTTGTAGGTCTTAGTGGAGATATAAATGATTTTGCTGAAAGATACAGAGTAGGCTCTAGTTTTCCTACAACTAATAATGACTCTGGAGATTTATTTTGGCATACGACTTTAGGTAAATTATATGTTTATAACGGAACTACAAGTGCATGGGAAGAAACACAAAGTATTGGTAACTTTTTTATATCTACACTTAGCCCTGCATTTGATGGCAGTACTACAAACTTTACCTTAAGCAATGCACCTACTTCAGCCCAGCAAGTATTACTAATAATAGAGGGTGTTTTACAAAAACCAAATACAGGCAGTTCTGCACCTACAGAAGGCTTTGCTTTGGATGGCACTACAGTTAAACTAGCTGCTGCACCTCCTACTGGTGCAAGCTATCACGCAGTCGTAATGGGTACGACAGTAAACATTGGAACTCCAAGCGACAACACAGTAACAAATGCAATCCTACAAAACAATTCTGTATCAACTCAAAAAATACAAGACGAGTCAGTAACTCTATCTAAGTTAGAGCATGGTACATCTAGCAACGATGGTAAATTTTTAAGAGCTAATAATGGTGCTGATCCAAGTTATGAAGCTATAGATTTAAGTAATTACCTTTCAAGGGCTGGCGGTAGTATGACAGGAGTACTTAGTGCTTTTGGTGGAATTTTATTAGGTGCATATGACACAATAGAATTTGATTCTGATGACCAAGATACTAACCATATAAGTTTTAAAGGCCCATTAAATTTAACTAAAACAAGTGATTTTGTTTTGCCCGAAGATGGCAATGCAGGGGAGTTTTTAAAAACAGATGGAAGCGGTGGCTTAAGTTTTGCAAAGGCATCTTCCCCAGAGGTCTATGGATTTAATACAGACAGCAATGGTAACTTAATCGTGACAAGCACTAATGGCGGTGTGGACAATATATCTGGAACAGATTATGATAACTTTGAAGATGTTATTTTTGCAGCTACAGGATTTACCTTTAGCGTTAATGCAAATGGTAAGCTAATCGCAACTATCTAACATGGCAACTATTGATCTCGGCAAAATCAAACAAGTCTGGCGAGGTACTTACGATAACTCAACTGCTTATACTGTTGATGATCTTGTCGAGTACACAGACTCAGGCATAACGTCAACGTATATTTGCGTTGCTAACTCTACAGGTAATGCACCTTCAAGTAGTGGTACAGCACACGCTAGTTGGAACTATGTAGCAAAAGGTGTAGCAGATCCTGTACCTACTCAATCTGGTAACTCAGGTAAATTCTTAACAACTAATGGTTCAAGTGCATCTTGGGGTACTGTTAGTCAAAAAATAGTACAAACTAAATTTCAAAGATTCAATACAAGAATATCAAGTACTTCGCAAACTTATGCAGATACTGGCATGAGTATAGCAATGACTCCTACAAACGCTTCTAATAAATTATTACTTCAAGGACAACTATCAGTTACTGTCGAAGAGGATACTACTCTTGGAATTATTGCAATGTTGGATTCTGGAAGTGGTTACTACCATCCAGAGGAAACAAAAGGTGCTGATGTAAACGACAGATCAAGAGTTACTGCTTGTTATGGCTACCAATCTGGCGAAGAGCAAGAATATACAATAAGACAAATAGCATTGCATATTATTATAGATTGCGATAATACAAATACACATACAGTTAAACTACAATTTTCAAACAGGGATGGTAGTGGAAAAAGTGCGTACATTAATAGGACGCACCACGACAACAACGCAATATGGATTCCTTCCCCGCCTTCACACATAACATTATCTGAGGTAGAATACTCATGAATTTAGACTTTGAAGCAATACGCAAAGCGTATCCAGATGCTGCAATTATTAGTGACGATACAGGAGCTTGGAAAGCTGATGGAGTTACAAAAATAACTCTAGATCAATCTAAGATAGACGCTGCACGAGCCACGTTAAATGCAGAGGCAGCAGCAAATCAATATAAAAAGGAAAGACGTGGCACAAAAGACAGCACAAGTACAACTAACTATGCATCTATAGGGGATCAACTTGATATGTTGTATGCCGATATGGTTGCTGGCAAGCTTGATACAACTGGCACTTGGGCGACACATATTAAAGATGTAAAAGATAAAAATCCAAAACCTTAAGTCATGCCGTTAACACAAGTATCATCAAGGGCTATCGAAGACACCCTAAGATATGTCTTAGGTGCAAGCGGTACAGATCATTATACGTTCACAGGTAAAGGTCTTAATGGTGCAGTTAACGATCCTACAATATATCTTGTTCGAGGTCAGACTTATATATTTGAAAATAGATCTGGAGGTCATCCGTTTTATATAAAAACCAGCATTGCTAATGGTGGCACGAATGATGCCTACAATACAGGAGTAACAAATAATGGTGGAGGAAATGGTACAGAGATAGTATTCACAGTACCGCATGATGCACCTGACACTTTGTATTACCAATGCAGTTCGCATAGCAATATGGCTGGCGAATTTAAAATAGCAGGGTCGGTAGCGGATGGAAGTATAACGGAATCTAAATTAGCTGATGATGCAGTAACAGCAGATAAATTAGCTAACTCTATTAACTCAGCGATAGCAGCAAACACAGCAAAAGTTCAGACGACTATAAACAGCAACGCAGATAACAGAGTTATTACTGGTGATGCAAATGCTAATACTTTAAATGCAGAGTCAGGTGTATTATATGACGGAACTAATTTTGGTATTGGAAAAACTCCTTCACGAACTTTAGATGTAGCAGGAAAAATACGTTCAAGTGATGCAGTATGTTTTGGGGATAATAGTTCGACACCCTCTGAAGGTGCTGCTATTCATAGACCAGCAGCAAGCAGTTTGGCATTAGTCACTAATGATATAGAGCGAATGAGAATAAACGCTGATGGAATTATAACTAAACCATACACACCTTCATTTCATGCTAATAGCGGTTCTAGTTATTGGACACATGGTACTGATACAGGAACATTGAATATTGACACAGTAACAACTGAACTATTTGACGTAGGTGGTAATTATAATGCAAGCACTTGTGTTTTCACAGCACCTGTAGCAGGGAAATATTTTTTCACATTTGCATACGCTTATATTTGTACATCAGGTTATTTAAATATTCACTTAAAGAAAGGTGTTAGTGGTACTTACAGCACTTATGGAAAAATGTTTGCAAGTCCACCACAACAATCAAGTGCTTATCAAGGTCCTCCTATTACAGGCATAATGGAATTAGCTGCGGGTAATACTGTTAAACCAATGGCAGAACTTAACTATAGTGGAAACCAATTAGTTAATGTTACCTTTACTGGCTATTTAATAGGATAAAAGCACCCTAGAATATACTTGATCTACCAAGTTTTTCTTCTACCTTTGATCTAAAAGCTGGATCTTTTCTGTATCGAGGATCATTCATTGCCTCTTCTAATTGTGCAGTACTTTCAAATACATCACTTCCTCCAGATGCAGGGCGACCTGATAATAAGTTAGGTTCTTGACCTACGCTTGCAACATATCTTGAATGTAATCCTTCAACAGTTAACTTAATCTGTTCAATATTACCGCTGTTAATACCAGCAGAGTACGCTGCTTTCTCAGCATCGGTT